ATATGGCACTATATATACATAAAGATAATAAATCAGATAAAGAAGGTTTAGAAAGAAAAGAACAAAAAGAAAAAATAAATAAAAAAGAAAAACAAGAAAAGATAATACCAGAAGATTTACAACATTTACAAACACTTATAGATGATTTCTGGAAAGTCAAGAAAGGTAGTAAGTCAATACAGGCATGGAAACAACAGATAACGGAATATAGAAAGTTTATACAAAAGTATGGTGAACAGATATTAAGAGATCAGTTAGAAGCAGGTATACTTGCAGGTACATGGAAAGGTTGCACCATAAAAAACTATGAAACAATCAGTAAAATAAATAACAAAGGTTTTGTAGAAGAAAACAAACCCCACCCTAATCAGAAGGTTGTACAGTTTGATGAAATGGGTAACTTAATCTAATGGAAAGTTTATTTGGTAATAGTGCAAAAGCTACATTACAGAAGATGATAAAAAAAGGTTTACTAAAAGTGTCAGATTTAGATACACCTACTTCTGGTTGGTTTATTGCTATGGGTTATGAAAGAGAAACAGGTACAGGTAAATGGAAGCGTCTACTACGTACAAAATCTGGTGCAACACCATCACTACGTTTAGAAAACATACCAAAATGGAAAAATACATTAACAGGTAAAATAACTTTTGACCCTGTGGAATATGAAAAGCAAAATTAAAGATATTTTAGTACAAGACCCTTTTCTGCAGTTTTTACCCGAACCACATAAATATTACGATTTGAAACGTAAAAAATATGTAGCACGTTCTGTATCTGAAGTTGTTAAAGAAAATACATATGTCAGTAAAGAAATGGAAAAAGCTGCAATAAGAGGTACAGCTATACATGAAGCAGTACAGATATGGTGTGAAACAAAAGATAAAACATTAGCTCTAGCCTATGCAAAAGATTATGCACATTGGATAGAACATTTAATCAACTACAGAATGTGGGAAACCTGGGAATGTGTAGCAAATGAGCTACGTATGGTAGATAGAAAAAGAGATATTGCAGGTAGTTGTGATGTGATATTACAGCATAAAGATACAGGTATGTTATGTCTCGCAGATTTTAAAACACAAGAAGTTTATAAAAAGAAAAATCATAGGTTACAGATGGGTGGTTATGTTTCTTTGCTATATCAAAACTATCCTGGTGTTGATTTATGGTCATGCAGGGTAATTTATATAACACCTGATGGAATAAAAACACAAGATTATAACCCACAGGAATGTATGTACGATTATGAAGAAGCTAGAACCCTTTACTTTAGTAAACAGGTAAAATTTTAGTAAGGGTTGCATTAGATAAGGGTATACCCCATACTAAATGTAATTATTGTTCTTTATTTGTTATTAGTTATGTCATTTGAAGAAGAATTAGAAGAAATTGACAGGCAAGAATGGTTAAGCCTGTTTGATGATAAACAAATTATGCAGATTACAAGAGTTTTTTTAGATTGGCTGTATGATTTACCTGATGACTATATACCTACACAACAGATAAAGTTTTTTAAATAATTATATGAATATACAACCAGAACAATTATTAAGACAGTTAAAAGTACTGCAACTACAAAAAAAAGACATAGATATGCAGATAACAGAAAAAAAGATGGTGCTAGAAAAATACTATATGGACAGTATTATTATGAGTACATTTAGTATTGAAGGTGTTAAAGCAGTACGCAAACGCAAACCAGAAAAATGGCAATATAGTGATACAACAAATAAATTTAGAAAAGATATGATAAATGCAATAGAAGATAAAGAACAACAGGAAAGAGAAGAAGGTATAGCAACAAAAGTAGAAACAGGTTTTACATGGTCTATAAGATGAAAACAACAGAAAAAATTGAAAACGCACTTAAACGTGTAAGAGAATTACTTATGTTAGTAGCAGATTGGACTAAACAACCAAAAGAACCAGATACATTAACTTTAGAATTTAATAAAAAAAAGCAACAAATGATAGATGATTTATATGTACAGTTAGGTGCGTTGAGTGACAGGTATCATTTCAGTAATAAAAAAGAATTTAGTACAAAAGAATATATAGTGCAGTATGACAAGTTAAAGAAAAAAATAACAGATTTAGAAAAATGAACAGTAATAAGATTAAGGGTGATAAAGCAGAAAGAGAAGCCTGTGCATTGTTAACAGAATTTACAGGTTATGAAGTAGAAAGACGTTTTGGTGCAGGTATGGAAAATGATAAAGGGGATTTAGTTGGTATACCTGATACTGTTATACAGATAGCAAACTGGAAAGATACAAATGCTGCAGTATTACAGAAGCCAAGAGAAGCAGAACAACAACGTATAAACGCAAAAGCAGAATATGCAGTTACATTAGTTAGATATAAAAAAAGACCAGGTTGTAAGCATGGTGATAATTGGCGTGTTGTTATGACTATTGAACAGTATGCAAGATTAATAAAATGAGAGTATTAGTTGCCTGTGAATATAGTGGTAAAACTAGAGACAGTTTTATTAGAAATGGACATGATGCTATAAGCTGTGATTTTTTACCTACAGAAAGACCAGGTAAACATTATCAAGGTGATGTAAGAGATATTATCAATGATGGTTTTGATTTAATGGTTGCACACCCCAGTTGCCAGCACCTTGCTTGTAGTGGTGCCAAACACTTTTTTAGAAAGCAGAAAGAACAGAAAGAAGCATTGGATTTTGTACGTTTACTAATGAACTGCAATATACCTAGATGGTGTATAGAAAATCCTATATCTGTTATAAGTAGTGCAATAAGACCACCAGATCAGATAATACAACCTTATGAATATGGTGACCCTTTTCAGAAATCTACCTGTTTATGGTTAAAGAATTTACCATTACTAAGACCAACAAAAATAGTAGATAAGGGTGAGTTTTACATTAGTCCTAGTGGTAAAAAGATGCCAGAATGGTTTGCAAAAAATAAATCCTGGAAAATCAGAAGTCGTACATTTGATGGTATTGCAAATGCATTTGGTGACCAGTTTGGTGATGAAAGTAGACTACCTGTACCTGTAGAACAACTAAAGCTATTTTAATTACTTGACAGGGGTATACCCTTGCTGTACATTTAATATTGTAAACACAACCGAGAGGTTTTCCAAATGATTACTAATTCTTTCAAACACGTAAACAAGTACATTATAGAAGCTGTTATTGAACAGGTATATGATGATCTTACTTTTGGTGATGAAGATAAAAGATGGAAAGTTAGTGAAGTAGCTGTAGCTGCAGAAGCATTAAAAAGATGTAATGCTATAGAAGCAAAAATGGCTGCACACAAACAGGAGGTAGCATAATGCAAAATTTTCTAATGCTGTTAGCAGCGTCAGGGTTGTTTTATACAGCCCTTTCATCAACCCTACATGACATGACAGTAACGGATTGTAATGCAGGTATAGAACTAGCTTGTAAGGAGGTAAACAAATGAAAGTAAATTTACCTTTATATAAAGATTTGCTAGAAGATAAACTACTTAATTTAACTACACAAATTAATACTACAAAAAATTTTATAAACACATATAAAGATTGGCATACAGGTACAAAAATGCAACAAATTACAAGAAAAAAATCATTTGATAGAAATACAGAAAAATTAGCTTTTTTGGAAAATGAATTAAATGTAATACAAATAGCATTATTAGATTTAGAGGAATGCAAATGAGAATAGAATGTTTTACTCCTAGAGAATGGTACAAAATAGCTGATACAATTTCACGTTATTGCCCTAGTGAGCCACTTGTAGAAAAACTTGTACAACAGATATATGAAAAAACTGATTTATTTTCTTACACACATGATTGGTTTATAAAAAATAATTTTAATCCTATTTATTTCCCTGATAGAAAAACTATAGAAAAATGTGAAAATGGGTATGGTTTGACTAGAAGAATGACAGAATATAAATCAGATGAAGGTAAAGGTATTATTCAATTTAAAAAAGATTATCAAAAGTATATTCTTAATAAATATGTAATCACAGAAAAAGAGGAGGTATAGCTATATAGTCGGGAAGCCTGATAGTTAGTATTCTTATAAGTTCTACGCTAACTTGAAAGTTATAAAAAACCTATTGCACTAGGAAAGACAGGGCAAGTGTTGGACTTGATCTATCTCCTGACTTACAACCCCATAAGGGGTTTTTTATTGTCTAATTTAATTTAGGAAATAATTGCTGTTCTAACATATCTACAGCCTTATCATCTAAGGTGTTTGTAGTTTGCTTACAAATTGACCTTAATAAATCTACAATTAATCTTTTACAACCTGTAGAAGTAAGAAAGCGAAGCAGTATAGGTTTTAAAATTTTGTACATAACTTAGTTTTCCTTTACAAACATATTCTAAGCGTTAAATTTAATATGGTCATCTATAAGGCTGTCTAATCCCCATTGTAAAGCTAGATAGCCTTTTTTTTTACCTTCTAGGCTTAATTTCTGCAACGGCAAGTTCTACTTCCTTAAGCCTATGAAAAACCTCTTTCATATCGTCATGCATATCATCTATCTTTGTTGTTAGTAATTCTATAGCTGTTGTATTACGTACAAGGTCATCACGTGATTGTCTACCCCTATAGGATATAGAACCTACAGATACAAAACAGGCTGTTAATAATGCACCACCTGTAGCTGCTATTACTTCAATCACTTTGCTAGTACCTGTTCTAAAGCTATTATGACAGAAAAAGGCTATGTCAGAAACAAAATCTAAAAATGCTCTACAAAAAATAAAAGAAAAATTTGACGATAAAGAAGAACAGTTAGAGATATTAGGCACTTTTATAAGATTAGGTGTTATGGTCTGGGCTGGTTTTATTATTAGTTTAAACTACATATCATTTCCTGGTATGTCAAAAGATAACTCACCTAAAGATATAACATTTATAGCAAGTGTATTTACAGGGTGTCTTGCAACTTTTTCTGTTGATGTGGGAAAGAAGAAAAAAGAAGATAAAGAGGAAAAACCAAAACAACTTGCACAATCTGAGAATTCATATCAAACTATAAGGGTAGAAACACCTATAAAAATTGTTGGTGCTACTGTGGTTGACCCCAAAACAAAAACATGAAAAAATTTCTACCAATATTGCTACTAGCAATTACGCCTGCCTGTTATGCTGATTTATCCCATAGTATTACAAGTTCTGTAAAATTAACTGTAGGTGGTGCTACAACGTCTGCAGATCGCATAGGTAGCAGTTATAGCGTTAGTGGTACTGGTGTTGATACAACCTATACATCAGGTGGTAATGCTGTTGCTAATGGTGTTGGCTCACTTGTTATTAGTAGTGGTATTGGTACACCACCTGATTTGACAGTAACCCAAGACGTACCTGCTAATAGCTTTTCATTTAGCCAATCATTCACCCAAGCAGATGCAATACCAGGTAGTGCTGTAACAACTGGTGCTAGTCCTAATTTTTCTGATGTTACAAGTATTGCAGGTGGCACACCATCAAATTTAGCAGGTACTATTTCTACCGCAGGTTCTATTGCACTAACTGCAGGTGGGGAAAATACAGAAGCAGTAGGACAAGTAATAACAACACTAATAGTAGATTGATAAAACTATGTATAGGCTATTTTGGCTATATGTATTTTTTGGTGTACCTGTTTATGCAGCACCAGTTATTCCAAATTTCCAACAAGGGGTTCTACAGCAGCACGTAGAAACAAAACAAACAATAGTGGAAGATATAAAAAGTTTTGACATACGTAATGGGTATCAACTAACAGTAGGTGGGGAAAATGTAGAAAGTAGTACTGGAAATGTAGCACCTGCAGGGTGGACTAAGGTAAATACAACAATACAGGGTGTAGGCACTACTTTTGTATCACCTAATTTAGATAACAAGCCTACATTCAGCATTACTAATGCAGGTGAGAGTTTCATGTACTATGAGACACTAGAAACACCTGGTATTACTAATTACACGCACGTTACACGCACTACAACAATAGAAAGTGTCAGCGATAGTACAAGTACGTTTAGTCAATGAAAAGATATTTATTATTGTTGCTGTTGTTTAATAATCCTGTCTTAGCTAATTCTGTAAATACAACATCAAATTCTAGTGGTAGCGTTGTAAATCAGGCTGTACAAGTAGTACCATCTAGGCAATTTCAGTACCAGATGAATACTATTACGTGTCAGGGTGCTACATTA